CAGACTTCTACGACCCGACATCTCCCGCCAGTTCCCACTGGCGGTAGGCGGCTATTCGTCCGCGAATATGCGCCGAAAAGGCAGCAGGGTAGAAATGACCGAGCTCACACCGAGCTCTCCTGTCCCACTCAAGAACCTGAACAATTCTTGTACGGGTGGACAAGACCCCCGTGTTTGGACACGGCTTGGGCCATTTTGCTACACCTGGCTTTATCTCCTGTGCTCTAACTCTTTTGTTCCTACCCCCCCTGCCAAGATAGGCAATATTCACACACATGCTAGAGTATGTGTCCATAAACCTATGGGGAATAAGGAAATCTCCACAGTCGTTCGTGTCAACAGAAACACGTTTACTAGCAACGTGATTCTCAACGGCCGTGGATATTCCCCTCCACAAACCGCGATCTGCCGGTATGGAGGGAACAACAAGAGGACGAGCATACTTAGTTGGATCATGACTGCCACTGTGATCAACATTCTCACACAGGTACAACTCCCAAAGAGCCCTCCTACACCACAACGGAACTCTCAATCGCCCCTTGCAAGGGTGACCAAGACCTCCGAGGCTGGCAGGAAGCTCTGCGGGCCTGTGCTTCTTCATTGCAATCTTTCGCTGCGAGCGGTAGATTGTCCTTGCGCAACGTGCAAGTCGATTGAACGAAGAAGGGTCTACAGAATGTTGGCTCATGATCCCATTACCATTCCTTACAAACTCCTTCAAGGATGGAGGTCTAAACGACTCGAGGCCGCCTGCTTTGCTCTTGGAAGACAAAGCGTATGCTTCGCAGAAAACGAAGCCAATACGAGACCTATAAGACTTTCCTTGATGGAGTTCGCTACCTACACCCGTGGCTCTCTGGGCGTAGGAGGAAATATTCGACGGATGAGTAACAGCAGCAAGATCATCACCGCAAATGATCCTGTGACGTCCAAGACGGTCACTCATCCAGTGATTGAGGAGACTCAAGATTATAAAAGAACAAGGCGTACCCATAAGGGAGCCACGTATCTTGGGTATCTCCACACACCCCTCAACCACATCGTATTTCTTTCTGCACGCTTCAGCATCGCTGACTTCCATATCCGAAAGACGGTAACGGACATAATGAAACTCGTGGCCCACACCAAGACTCTCGGTGAGGGACTGGACAAGGTGAGCGGGGAGACCTGCTCGGCCAAGGCCAGCAATAACAGCACGAATCGCATCATGCCCAAAACCATCGGTGGCACGAGTAAGATCCGCGCTGAGGAAGATCTTACTACTATGGAAGCCACTCGTAACCCGAGAAAGGGATTCCTCTTCCGTATGCGGAGCGTACGGAAGTATCTGCGGAATCCTCTCGAGCATACGAGGCCAGATGACTTGTCTTACAAGGTCACCTTGGGCGAACACTGCGGCAGGTGGAATGGTAATGACTCGTGCCTTCATCCCCAACTCTGCAATTACGGAGCAAGAATGAACAACTCGAGAACCCGCAGCAACACGAAGGAGATGGCTCGTACCAGAGGCCATTCCACGTACTGCGCTAAGCAGAACCGGGTAATCGAATTGCGCATCCTTTCGTACTTGCAAGCTGAGTCGATGCTCGAACTCGGAAGCGAGACGGGACTTCTCAGGGTTTCCAGACCCTGGTGCAGGACGACCGCTACGGAGGTAGCCGTTGCCCGATGCAGCCCATGCAGCCCGCGTAAGCGACTGCACGTAGGAGCTGTATCCTCCCGCCTCCCTCCCAGATTCGACCACCGCGCTGGACGAAGAAGGCACATAGTAACTAGTATGTTGTTGGAACGCTCCGTCCATCAGTGTGTAAACGTGATGCTTAATATCGGAAAGGTACGATTCCGAAGTCACGTGTCTGCTGGACAGAATTTTCATATGTTGGCTGACAGCTTGCTTACAAACAATCTCTGGCGCGCTCGGCAAGGCGCGAGATACCCTCGAGAAGGCGAGTTTACCCTTTACAGAGAGACTGTTATTAAGCCAGTAAGCAAGCCGCTTGGGGAAGTGATGACTAGGCTGCCACTGCGGCTTGAACTCCGAAAGAGCACAAGCACGCAACCAGCCGCAAAGTTCCTTCAAAGACTTTGCAGTGTCAAGCCATCCATTCCTTTCCACAGAAATGGACAGCCATCGTCTCACATCCCAAGCACCAACATGCGTTCCAATACCACAGGAGATAAGACCACACCAAAGAGCTCGCCACAGCTCGATGGTATGCCTACCTACTCGACGACCGGGTTTGCGTCTTTTAGACCGGCGAGAGCCTGCAATAAAGCAGGCCCTAACCGCGCTA